GTCGTCGTAGCGTTCCGAGTCGCCGATCCGTCGCAGCTCCTTGATCTCCGAGAAGCTGGCGCCGGTGCTCTTGTGCGCGAAGAAGATCGAGCCCCCGGTGGTGAGGGGCTGCAGCTTGCGGTAGCTCTCGAAGTGCGCAACTCGCGCGATCGCAATCGTCTTCGGGCTGAGTAGCGGCTCGCCGACCACGACAAACTGGTCGTAGGGGGAGAACACGATCAGGCTGTCACCCTGCGGGATGGCCCAGATCGGATCCTCTCCGCGCAGCGTGCCGACCTCGACGTCGATCGGATCGCTGTCCGGGACCGTCAGCGTTGTCGTCCGGAAGAAGTTGAAGAAGTTGCCGGCTTCGGAGAACAGGATCGACCCGGCGCTCAGGAACCCGAGGCGGTTCTTCCAGAAGAACGCCGAGTCGATCGTCTTCCCGATGAAGCTGGGGTCGGGGTTCGTGTCGGCGTCGCCGACGAGCTTGTCGTCCCAGTCGATCGCGACGATCTCGAAGCGGAAGCCGCTCGGCTCGGAGGTGTCCACCACGCGCACGATCTTGTGCGGCATGGTTGTCTGCTCGATCGTGTACTCGGTCATCGAGGCCGTGGTCTCTTCCCAGTGGCCTTGATAGAGAGTGTCCTCGCGCGGCGTCCCAATCACGTCGTCGGCGACGAACTTCACGTAGTAGTCATCCTCGCCAGCCGAGGCGTCGCCTGTCACCTTCACGACGTGGCTATCGAGGCAGACCAGGGGGAGATCCGAGATTGAACTCACCACGTCCTTGAAGGTGGTGAGAGCACCTTGCCTCCCGGTCCCCGTGTCGTGGACCTCGAGCTCGATGCCCTTGCGAAACTCGGTGTCGTCGGTGTCGTAGTCGTCGCGGAGTTCCAGGCACATCACGCCGCTCGCCTGCGGCGGCCGCTCCGTTGGAGCAGTGGCGTAGGTGTACGTCTTGATGAAGGTCTCGGGACCGAAGCCTGTGATTCTGGAGTAGACGGCGTCGATGCCGCCGGCGTGACTCGTCGACGATCCAGACCTCGCACCGAGCGCGTAGATCTGGAACGCAATGATGTCGACATTGATGTTGGCGATCTGGTAGCCGGCCTCTTGGACCAGTGGGGTGTAGGGCGGCTCGTGGTTTGGGCCACCGTTCTTCAAGTTCCCGAAGCTGCCGTCGTGCGTGCGAATCACCGCGACGCTGGCAAGCCGGTTGGCGACTGTCGTGTTCGCGGGGTCGAAGGTGTCGTCCTCCTTGACCATGACGAACCGAACCGCGTAGGTGGTGAGGTAGTTCCCGGCCTTCACGAACAGGAACGCGCGCCGCGCCGACTTGCTGCGGTAGTCAGCCACCGTGCCGATCGGCGCCACGTTCATTGAGTCCGTCAGCAGCGTCGTGTCCTTCTCGCACGTCACGTCCTTGTTGACGACGATGGTCGTGTCGCGCAACTGCAGGGCGTGGATGTTCTCGGTCGCCGCCTTGCGGCAGTAGACCGCGGCGTTGCTGTCGACGGCTCCGCCCGCCTCCCCGGTGACCGTCATCTGCTCCCCGGTTTGCACGTCGAAGATCTCGACGGGGTCCGTCCGGTTGCTGCTGAAGACGAAGGCGTAGCGTTCGGTCTCGGAGATGTCGGCGTAGTGGATGTAGGCGTCCGCCGGCATCGTGTCGCGCATCAGGTAGGCGACGTGCTGCGTCGGCGGACGCTTCATGAGCCCATCGGTGATCGAGACGTACGCGTCGTCCTGGACCTGGCACTGGGAGTCCAGCCGAACGTGGGGGGACTGCTGGCTGACGCCGCCGATCAGGCTGCGCCGGGCCATGCGAAGAAGCGTCATGTCAGGCCTCAGGCAATCGGCGGGAGAGGCGAGACGTCACCACCGCCCGCGTGACCGCCGCCACCGCTGACGTTGGTTCGGCCGCGCGCGAGCACGTCGGCAGCCGTCGCGCCCTTGAAGATGGAGTAGTTGCCATAGCGAGCGTCCTCCTCCTGGAGAGCTGCCCAGGCCAGCATCTCGTCGCCGCGGGCGTAGCCGTCCATCTCGGCGATGCCGAGTTGCCGGTTCATGTAGATCCGGCCGGCTCGGATCTGGATGTAGTAGCGCGCCGTCTCCGGTAGGTCGGCCCAGGGGAGCTGCACCACGACGTCGACGACCACCTTGGAGAGGGGGGGCGTGTAGGTTCTGCCGACGGTGTCGTACATGAACCCGCCGCGCTGCACCAAGATCCGGCTTCCGTAGGCTCCGAAGCGGGGCTTCGCCGTGATCCAATTCGTCTGGACGGGGAACTTGCTGGCCGAGTCCGGGAGGATCTGGTGGCCGTACTCGGTGTTCCACGTGAAGCCCTTCGACTGGACAAACCGATTGGTCCGATCGAGGAGCCTCTTGGCCGTGAGCACGTCGGCCGTGCCTGTGTCGAGCGAGTTGACCGGCGCCTCGCCGACGATCGACAGCATCTCGTTGACGGCGTCGAGTTCTGTCGTTGCAACAACCTCAGCCACGGATCACCTCCCAAAAGGGGCGGAACCAGGATACCCCCAACGGCTCCTGATTCCGCCCCGGCTGCAAAGAGGATGCTCTACGTCGAGACAACCGAGCCGCAGGCGGCCTCGTGCAGGACGCCGTGGCCGACCGCCATCCGAGCCACCACCGCGGTGGCCTGGAACTCGATCATGTACTCGGTCTGGAGTTGCAGCCCGAGCAGCTGCACCGTCCCGAGCCCCTCGGTCTGGAAGAAGATCGCCTCCACCGCCGAGAAGTCGCCGGTGTAGTCCGTGCCGCGCTGGCCGGTGTCCGCGCTCGTGGTCGAGCCGAGGGCCAACAGGTCCCCGACGCGGTTGGAGCTGTGCAGGTGGAAGCCCTGGTACATCATGACCCGGCCGCGACCCGCGTCGCCACCCGTGCCGGGGAAGTCCGCGCTCGCCATCGACACGGTCGACGCCCCGACGTTCGACACCAGCATGTAGTACTGGGTCGGGTTCAGGACGAAGTGACGTCCCTCCTTGGGGATGTCGTTCTGGTCGAAGCGGACCGCGGCCTCCTCGATGGTGGCCTTGATCGACGCCGCGCTCGAGGCGAAGTCGGAGTCGATGATCTGCTCGCCGCCGCTGCCCCACGAGCCTTCGCCCGAGAGGGTGGCCGCCTTCTCCGAGCCGTTGAAGCACACCTGCATCAGGGACAGGTCGTACTTCTCGGCCAGGGCGCGGCCCTGGGCGGTGGCGTAGGGCGCGCGAACGTCCCAGTGAGCCATCGCCTCGTCGATGTCGGAGATCAGGATCGGCGACAGCAGGATGTTGTCGACCTCGATCACCTTCTCGCCCGTTCCCGGACGCGACAGGTAGGTCGGCTCGTTCACCGTGCCGGTGTAGTTGCGCAGGATGTCCTCGCCCGGCGTGTGGTATGCCGCGGTCGCGACACCCACCAGCGGGAACTGAGCGGACTTGCCCTGAGTGATCGTGCGAGAGCGCGTCAGCCCCCGCATGATGTTGATGTCCTCGAACGCGGTGAGAACCTCGCCCGAATACTGCTTCAGAAAGAGGTTCTGGTTGTCGGCACTTGCCAAACCGAACCGACTGGGAAAGCTGACTTCGGCGACCATTGGGTCGACCTCCTGGTATGGGTGAACAGACGACGACGTACCTGTCCAGCCTCTGGCCTTCTTGCCGAACCAGGAGGCGCGGGTTGTCCCCCGCAGGGGGCCCGGCCTGGCTACTGAAGAGTAGCGGGGCTAGCTGCCCACGATTCTAGCCCAGCCCTGAGGTGAGCTGTCAACCGCCCCTTGAACCCCGAGGCGTTCACGACGGTCGTCCCCTCGCGCTTCAGCAGGTGCAGGAGGGCCCGGGTGAACTGATTCACCTGCAGGGTCTTGTCCTCGAGGTGGGCGTGCCCGGTGATGTCGCAGCCGGTGACCGCGATGTCCCTGCCTCCCAGCCGGTGGGCCAGGACGATGGCTGGGATCATCGACGTCATGAACCCCGGGAGGTCTGGATCGGCGAGGCCTTGCTCGCGCCACTCGCGCCAGGCCTTGATCTTCAGCTTCTGCCGCTCAGCTGCGATCTTGGTCGCTTGATCCCACTCGCTCGTGCAGTGCCAGAAGACCTTGGCCTTGGTCCTCTCGATGACCCTGCGGCGGATGTGGTCAAAGCGGGTCGGCGCGTCGATCACCAGCAGGTGGTCCGGTCGGATCCCATACTGCTCGCAGTCGTTGATACCGAGGACGGTGATCCCGTCGGGCTGCCTGAAACCCTCCCGCACCGCCAGCCCGCAGCCTGCAACGAGAATCTTCATGGGTCCGGCAGTCCATCGAGGAGGTAGCTGCCCTTCGGGGCGCTGAACTTCACGTCGGGGAACGCCTGCTGGATCCTGGTGAAGGCCGAGAGGACCTGGCGCCAGCGCGGCGCGCGCTTGGTCTCGGGGTAGAGATCCGACCCGCGGTAGAGGTTCTCGTCACCACCGTCGAAGCCGTGCAGCACGACGTCCGTGGAGCCGAGCTTGCACGCCACGTAGATCGCCATCGTGCCGGTGGTCCACAGGCCCGACGCCGGCGGGGCCATGCGCACGATCCACGGCGGCGGCTTCTTCCCGGCCTGCGTCGCCGTCCCCATCCGGGAGAGCACCTTCTCCAGGTTCTCCTCCCGCAGCACGAGGCGGCCGCCCCAGTCGTAGGGCGCGTGCAGGATCTCGCGGATCATCGTGAAGTCCATCGCGCAGAGCCAGTCGATCTCGGTGTCGCGGTAGGCCGCGTTGCATCCGACGACACGATCCCAGGGCGACGGCCGCTTGAAGCCCTGCCGCGACGGCCCGTTCCCGAGGACGTGGATCTTGCGCCCGGCTTCGGAGAACTCCTCGAGCCTCAGGATGACGGGGGGATCGTCGGCTCGACGGGCGATGTCGGGATGCCCCATGTTCCGTACACCTGCAGGCTGAACCACGTGAGGAAAGCCCACGCCTCTTGGTCGCGGAGCTCGCCGTCTCCATCGGTATCGAAGCTCCGCGCATTCCTGGCAAAGCCGATCAGGATCTCCGCGTCCTGGAGAGGGATGGTGATGGACTGACCGATAGGGGCAACACAGCCCGAGAGGAGAGCCAGGAACAGCAAGAGGATCTTCATGATGCCTTCTTGGTATCGGTCATTCGGTCGACGATTCGGTCGAGGAGTTGCGCTGTGCGCTCTTGCAGGTTGGCGATGCTGTTGAGTTGCTGGGTCTGGTCCTCGAGCTGGGTAAGGATTTGGTCGTGCACTTCCTTCTCCTCCCTCTCGAAGGCCGTGAAGGCGTCAATGGCGCGGCGGAACTGGTTGTGCGACTCTTGGCACTGGACGATTGCCTGTCTGGCTATGTCCACAAAGTCGGTTATCTGCCGGTCGCGTTGCTCGAGCATCTTCTCGCTGCGCTCGACCAGCTTGTCATTCCTCGAGGACGAGCGCTTGGTCATGTACACGAGGGCGCCGACCAGAGCCGACAGGAGTCCCATGAAGGCCATGAGGATCGGCTGCCACTCGGTCACTGCGCCTTCCATGTACGCTCCCCCCTTAACTCAGCGTGCCTTGGTGTGCGTGAAGCCTTGGAAGTTGGCGAGCCTCTGGGCGACGCTCTCCCGGTAGGCCGGATCGTCCCTGTAGCGCGGGTCCCGCATCGCGGCGGTGACCTCGGCCTCGGAGCGGAACGGCTGGCCGACGTCGCTCCTCGCCGAGAACCCCTCGGCATCGACGGTCGTCCCCGCGGCGCCCGAGCGTTCGAACTGGGCGTGGAGCCCGCGGATTGCAGCGATGGCCAGGTTCACGTCAGGGCCCTGGATCGCGGCGTTGATCGAGAGGAGCTCGTCGCGGGGCACGTTGTCGTAGGCCCATCGCTTCATCTGCTGGAACTTGTCCTTGCCGCCTGTGATCTGGAAGACGGCGGCCTCCTGCTGCGCGGCCTCGGCCCGCACGCCGTTGATGAAACGGTCGACGAAGATGCGCGGGTAGCCGGCCTTCTCGAGCTTGGAGTAGCTCTCGCCGGACAGCTTCCCCTTCTCGAGGAACTCGTTGGAGAACTCCTCGAGGAACTTCTCCGGCGACGGCTTGGTCTCGGTCCCTGGCTGGGGAGGGATGTCGAGGTCGAGGTCGGGCTTCAGGCTCTTGGCCTTGGGGGCGAGTGGCGCCTCCGCGTCGACCTCTTCGGCTTCGACCGGCGGCGGCGGCGCGGGATCGCTCGGCCTCGATTGCCTGCGCTCCAGCTCGACGTAGGCGTTCTGTAGATCCTCGACGCTGTTGAACTTGCCCAGGATCTTGCCGGACTCTTCGGGCTCCGGTCGTTCGGGCCCGGTGGGTTTCCCCATCTCGATGTTGATCTGCTCAGCCATGTATCAGCCTCTCTGCGCTCCGTTTGAGAACGAGTTCGCCGCGGCGGCGAGCTCCGGTCCTGCTTGCTTGACGAACTCCGGGCCGACCCTCGCCGCCAGCGCCGCCATCTGCTGCGCCTGGCGCTCCTGCGCCAACTGCTCCTCGGCCTTGACGAGGCCCTCGTCCTCGATGCCCGAGGCGACCGCTCGCCGGCGGAGATACTCCGAGACGTTGAGGTGCTCGAGCACCGCGCTTCCGAACAGTTGGAGCGCCCCGCCGATGAAGGTGTCCAGCCTCAGCAACTCGTGCCCGCGGCCGATCGCGGCCAGCCCGGTGACGATCGCCGTCTTCACCTCTTCGGGCTGCGGGTTGATCCGACCCTGACGTTCGAGGCGCCGCACGGTGATCGAGACCAGGGGGTCCTGGAGTTCGGTCGCGAGCTGGGAGAAGCTGCCGCCGAGGGCGTCCTCGAGCTCCTGCGCCAGGACCCGGATCTCCTCGGCCGTGACCCGCTCGGCCTGGCGGGGGTTGTTGAGGAGGAAGGCGTCGCTGAGCCGGTTCTCGATCCTCTGCACCTGGAGTTCGGCGGTGCGGAGGTCGGCGAACTTCTGGGACTGCACGGTCTGCACGTCCTGCGCCCGGCCAGGGCGGATGTCGCCGTTGCGCGCCCCGTCCAAGGTCTCCAGGTCGGTCAACCCCGAGGGGTCCACGAGGAAGATGATCTTGGCGCCGGCGACGCCGGCCTCGAGGATCGCCTTGCTCAGCCCCTCGAGGGAGCGGAGGTCGCCGACATACTCCTCGACGTAGGCGCGGCCGTAGTCCTCGCCGTCCATCCTCTGCATCCGCAGTGGGATGTAGGGCATCTCGTCCACGCGCCAGTC